TGGTAACCTTTGGATTGAAATCAATTTGGAAAGAAAGAACAAAACAAGAGGCAAAAAGCTTACTGCAACCCACGGATTGGAAGGTTATTAAAGCATCAGAGGTGGCTGATTACTCTATGGACAAAGAGACGGCAGACTATAGGGTGGCGGTGAGAAAAGCGTCTAATGATATTGAGGCAAAGATTGATGCGGTAAAAACACACTCAGCTTTCATGGCCTTGTTTGATTGGCCTGTTGACAGTGACCGCAAGATCACTGGTAATGCGCCAATATATGATTGGCCTGATGAAATCTAGGAGATTGTTATGAGCGGCTTGACAGTAACGACACCGCCATCCATTGAGCCATTAAGCGCGGCGGAAACAAAGTCATATCTCAAGATTGATGATAGCGTTGATTCAACGCTAATCACTAGATTGATTGAAGCGTCTCGCGTATGGGTTGAGAACTACACCAACCGCACACTCATTAATACGGTTTACAAGCTCAGTCTGGACAGTGTGGGGTATCAGGATGTGCCGTTGAAGGAAGGCACTTACACAGGCGCGTACAAGGTGCCGTATCTGGATTACATAGAGCTACCCAGATCACCTGTATCTGCCGTGGCCAGCGTTAAATATTTCAGCGATGACAACACTGAAAGCACATGGGCCACTACCAACTATTATGTGGATACGGCCAGAGAGCCAGCGCGTATCGTATTAAGGGATGGCGGCACATGGCCGACCAGCCTACGCAACGCAAACGGTATTGAGGTTAACTATACCGCTGGGTATGGAGCAACAGCCACAGATGTGCCGGAAGCCATAAGGGTCGCGATGCTTGAGTATATCACGTTCCTGTATGAACACAGGGGTGATGATGAAGGCAGGCAGCTACAACCAAGCCCAATGCTGTCCAGCTTGCTACAGCCTTATGTAATCATGCGATATGGCAAGAGTGCTTTTGGTGGGGGATACTGATGGCAATAGGCAAGATGCAACATCGTCTAGCCTTACAGAACCGTAGCACCACGGCGGATGGTGGGGGTGGAACTGATACAGATTGGTCAACTGTTGATACCGTGTGGGGCCGCATAGAAAACAAGGGCGGCAGTGAGCGGTTCTTTGGTGATCAAAATGAGGGCAGGACAAGCCACCTTATCACAATTAGGTTCCGGCGCGGCCTGACAACCGCCTATAGAATACTATACAGCTTCACCACGGAGGGCGTCACCTACACCCGCACATTCAATATCAAGCGCATTGAGAACAAGGATGAGCGAGACAAGTATCTGGAACTCCTGTGTGAAGAAGGGGTCGCTACCTGATGGCAAGAGTGAACGTAAAAGTAACGCGGAGTAAAAGCAGATATGATGCCGCTGTCAAAGATTACACTGGTGATCTTAAGCAGTTAGTTGGTCGTGCGGCAAACCTTGTTCGCAATACGGCTGTAAACAGCATCAACCAAGGGGCCAAGAGTGGCGTAGTCTATGAGAAATATAACCCGCGCCGGACACATAAAGCATCAGCGGCAGGGGAGCCGCCAGCGACAGATACTGGATTTCTGGTTAGCAATATCTTCACAAACATTGACACAGATGGTCTGGGTGCCAGCGTAGAAAGCCGCGCTGAGTATTCATCATTCCTTGAGTTTGGCACATCTAAAATGGCGGCTAGGCCATTCATGCAACCGGCACTTGAAGAAAACAGGCCAAAGATACGACGCCTTGAGCGTGAGATGGTGAAATTCAAATGACGGTGCATTCATGGGAGCTACAGAAAACAGTATTCTCAGCCCTAAATAGCGGGAATATAACAGATTATGATAGCACAGCCATCACTGGCGTATTTGATGATGTGCCATCTGGGACAGCTTATCCGTACATAGTGGTTGGAGAAGAAACGGCAATTGATGTATCATCAAAAGACAAGGATATCTTTGAGCATACCTTGACTGTGCATGTATGGTCGCAATATCGTGGAAGGCGTGATATAAAAGTAATCATGAAACAAGTACATGACATTCTGCATGATAGCTCATTGACTGTTTCTGGTGGTTCAATGGTGAATATGAGACAAGAGTTTCAGACGACACTGTTGGAAGGTGATGGAATAACACGGCATGGGGTTATACGATTCCGTGCTGTTGTGTCGGATACATAAAGGAGAAAAGACATGGCGGCACAGAAGGGTTCGTCCCTACTTCTGAAAATCGGCAACGCAGGTTCGCCGGAGACTTTTACGACTATCGGTGGCCTGCGGTCCACATCAATCACTATGAATGATGAGGCTGTGGACATCACTAACAAGGATAGCTCTGCTATCCGTGCCTTGCTGGCGAATGGCGGGGTGCAATCAACAAGTATCTCTGGTTCTGGAGTTTTCACAGATGCAGCATCAGAAACCACACTAAGAGGAAAGTTTGGAGCATCCAGCTTCTCAAACTTCCAAGTTATTGTGCCAGATTTCGGCACTTATACCGGAGCCTTCATGGTTGCCAGCCTTGAGTATGCGGGTGAGTACAACGGTGAGGTCACCTATTCCGTAACTCTGGAATCAAGTGGCACGATTACGTTTGCCACGGTCTAATCATGGCTTGGGAACTTGTTGAAGTATCCATCAAAAAAAAGAGTTGGTTGGCTCATAAAAAGTCAACTGACTCTGGACTTGAGTGGACTATACCGTGTGCTACTGGCTTAAAGGCTGGTGGCACATTTACATGCGGTGATGAAACGCTCACCGCTCAAACTTGCGTGGATGTCGCCCAACGTGGCGAGGTGTTCATTGTGACGACACAGGAGACAAATGATGTCAAATCCAAAGCGCGGAGAGCTAAAGATAGCTCTGGGGAAGAAGACACATAACGGAAAGGTTACCCTAGATGTTGTGATGCGTATTGAGCAATCTTGTGGCAAGGGTATTGTCCAGATTGCTCAGTCATTACAAGCTGGTGAGCTTACAACATCACAGATGGTTGCCATTCTCACGCCGGTTATCAAAGCAGGCGGCAATGATGTGGATGAGAAAGCAGTTGGTGCTATGCTCTGGGAAGGTGGCCTAGCTGAAGGAATGAAGGTAATTGCAGAGGTTGTCTCTGCGGTTCTTACAAGCGGCGGCGATGAGGGAAACGTAGACGAGGCGGAAGTGTCAGCATAGAAGAACTCCCGTGGGATGTCTGGATGCAGACAGCCTTGGGCAAAATGGGGATGTCCCCTTCTGTTTTCTGGGATATGAGCTTCTACGAGTTATACGCGGCCATTGAGGGTTTCGCGGAGTTTCATTCAGGTGGTAAACCGCCGCCACTAGGTAAGGATGAACTTGAGGACTTGATGGAGAGGTATCCTGACTAATGGCTACTACAGTTGATACCCTATTAGTCCGCATTGAAGCGGATATGCGTGATGTCAGGCGTGATCTAGCGTCATTGGAAAAGCGCACAGAAACAGCATCACGCAGCATTTCTAAAAGTATGAACAGGATTGGCACAGTAACCCAAGCGGTTATTGGCGGTGTCCTTGTGCAGCAATTTGCCCGTGGAATCATGTCGCTGACGAACTTTGCTTCAGACATGGAAGAAATGTCAGCGATGTCAGAGGCTGTGTTCGGTGGTTTTGTCACATCTGTTAGAAATCAATTAGAGGAATTTGGCACCGCTGTTGGCCGTTCTAGCTTTGAGCTAGAAGCTATGGCGGCAAGCGTTCAAGACACGTTCGTGCCTCTAGGGTTCGCGCGAGGAACGGCGGCTGATTTATCAGTGCAGCTTACCAAGCTAGCGGTTGACGTTGGCTCATTCAAGAATGAGCTTGAGACAGATGTCATGGCTTCTTTCCAATCAGCGTTGGTCGGCAACCATGAGGCTGTGCGCCGGTTTGGAATAGTAATTACAGAAGCAGAACTCAAAAATGAGTTGTTGCGGATGGGCATTAAGAAAGCAGCAAAAGATGTAGATGCTCAAACTAAAGTTCAGGCTCGTTTGAATCTAATTCTGGCTGGCACGGTTGATGCACAAGGGGATGCCGCAAAAACAGCGGATAGTTATGCGAACTTAACTCGCGCTTTGGACGCAGAAGTGAAGTTACTTGCAAAGGATTTGGGCGATCAACTACTGCCGATTATGAAAAGCCTAGTCATAACCACTACCGCTGTTATCAAAGAGTTCAGACAGTTCTTCCGTGCAATCGGATTCATCAGCACAGCCCATGATGATTTTGTGAAAAATCTCAAAAGGGTTAAAGAGGCTGAAGAGGACGTTGCAAAAGCACAGGAAAAACTCGCAAAATCTCCTAATTATATGCCGCATATCGTGGCGGCAAGGAAAGCAAATGATGAACTGACTGCCGCGCTGAAGGAGCAAGATGAAATTCTTGATCCACTTATAAATGCCCGTATAGAGGCATCAAAGGCCACAAACGACAATGCGGCGGCAACGTCAAACTTAACTGAAGAGGAAACAAAAGCTGAGAAAGCTCTCAAGAGCCTGCGCCTTGAATTGGCGATGCTCAAAACAGGGAGAGAAGATCAAACTGGTGTATCCGCTGATTTGTTAAAATTAGAGGCAGAGCTAGGTGATGAATATTTCGTGATCAGCAAAAAATTAAAATCTCTTCTGATCATGATTAATAATGAAAAGGAAGCGCAGGAAGCCGCCGCTGAAGCGGCAGAAAAACATGCGGATAAGCTCAAAGAAGTAGCTGATGCTTCTGAAGAAGTCACCAAACTCATAAAAAAGGCGGCACAAGCCCAACGCAATGAGATGACTGCCGCCTTTTTAGAAGGCAATGAGGAAATCAAAACATATCGTGATCTTGTTAAAAGTTTGCAGCATGAGAATGAATTGCTTCAGCAAAGTATAGACGGCGTTTCTGAAGCAGAAATGTTGGCAAACAAAATCATTAGAGATAACAACCTTGAACACACAACACAGCAAAAGACGATAAGAGAACTTATCAAGACATACTTTGAGTTACAGGATTCTATTCAATTATCAAATGAGGCCATCGATCAGGCCGCAAAAGATACTATTATCATGGCTGATTCCTTTGGTTTGATTACTGAAGAAATTGAAAAGTTTAATAAAAAAGCTAAAGAAATTGATCCCATGACCAAAGAAATGAACTCAGCACTGGCATCAATGTCTAGGGGCATCAGTGATTCATTTGCTGATATGGTAGTCAGCGGCAAGATGAACTTGGATTCCCTGCGTGATGTCTTCAGTAGCTTTGTGAGAACGATGATATCCAAAGCCATTGAGCTTGCAGTGATTAACCGTATTATGAATAGCGTGTTCAATTTGAGAGGCACATCAGGAGAGCTTCCAGAAATTGGCGCGAAGGCGGGCGGCGGCAGAATTAGCGGGCCAACGATTGTAGGCGAGAGAGGCCCAGAGTTATTCGTACCATCCAGCACAGGCTCCATCAAAAACAACATGGATACCAAGAACATTCTGGGCGGCAGTGGTGGGGCAGTGGTCAATCAGGTAATCAACATTGATGCGGGCGT